ATTTAGAATGCAGTAAATTAACGAGTTTAGGATGGAAGCCTTCCAAAACAGTTTTAGAATCAATAGATGAATTATTATGATAAGTTATAAAAAAATAGGACATTTTGGTCGGTAGATTAATATTTATATAAAAAGATAATGACAAACAATCCTGGAATATATAAGATAACTAGTCCTAAAAATAAAATATATATTGGGCAGAGTAGAAATGTTAGAAAACATGTAAACACACACAATCATATTGCTAAATTTATTAAACGTAATAGTAAATTATATGCGTCTATGGTAAAATACGGAAAAGAAAATCATGCATTTGAATTAGTACATGAGCTTCCTAAAGATGTAAGCCTTGAGATTATTAATCAATATGAAAAATTATATTATGATTTATATAAAGATTGTGGATGTGAAATGTTAAATTTGCAAGATCCTGGAAATTTTCATACTATGACAGAAGAAACTAAACAAAAAATAAGAGAGAAAAATACTGGGAGATTACACACAGATGAAACTAAAGCAAAACTTAAATTATACACAGGATCAGCTAACAATAGATTCGGAATAAAACATTCAGAAGAAACTCTAGAAAAGATGAGGAAGATTAAAATGGGAGATAATAATCCTATTCGTAGGAATCCGGAAGCTAAATCTAAAATATCTAAAACCATACTAGGATCTAAATGGATGTATAAAGATGAAATTCAATCACAAATAAAATCTAATGATGTAGAATCATATATTAAAAATGGTTGGAAATTAGGCCGATTAAAATTTAAAACAAAATGATTTCATTCAAGTACATAGGAAAGCATGGCCGACTCGGAAATCAAATGTTTCAGTTCGCTGCAACAGTTGGTATCGCTAGAAAAATAAACAAAGGCTTCGTATTTCCAAAAGAGAACACAGAAATACCAAGCGTAGAAGACTTTAAAGATGGAGTTACGAGAGAAGTGTATTTTGATTTACCAAAATATTTTCCTAATGTAACAATGACCTTGGCTCCATTAGATCAGATAGAAACAAATCACGTAGCGCAAGAACCAGGATTTCATTTCTTTCCAGAATTCTTTGCTATACCGGATCAGACCAATTTGATGGGATACTTTCAAACTGAAAAGTACTTCGAACACTGCTCTGATTTAATATTGGGATTTTTTCAATTCGATAGAGAAATAAAGAAAAAAGCAGAGAACGCATTACCAAAAATACCAGGAAACCCTGAGCTGGTATCGGTTCACGTTAGAGTGGGAGATTACAAAGCACTACAACAGTTTCATCCGGTAATGGACGCAGATTATTATTTCAGCGCAATGATGGAATTCAGCGACAAAGATCATAACACAGACAAGTACTTTGTAATATTCTCTGACGATATAGAATACGCTAAGAATCTTTTCGGAGAATCAGAAGGTATAATTTATATGGAGAATAACGAACCTGAGGTAGACATGTGTGCTATGAGTATGTGTCATCACAATATTATAGCAAATAGTTCTTTCAGTTGGTGGGCAGCGTGGCTAAACAACAATCCTAACAAGAGGGTAATAGCCCCAAAGAAATGGTTCGGACACGCTTACGAAGGAATACACGATACTAAAGATTTATACCCAGAAACATGGACGATAGTTTAATCAAACGACCTTTTTTTAGCGTTGCGATCCCAACTTGGGAAATAGCAGGGAAGGGGGCTGAGTACTTGGATCATTCTTTTAACATTTTGGCGCAACAAACGTTTAAGGACTTTGAAATTGTGGTTTCTGACCACAGCTTTGACAATTCCATAAGGGACATTTGCTTTAGGTGGAAAGATTTTTTGGACGTTGGATACTTTAAAAATTCAAGGGGGAGAGGCAAAATTGCCCCAAATTTGAATAGTGCGATTAAAAATTGCGGCGGTAAATACATAAAAATACTATTTCAGGACGATTTTCTTTATGACATAAATTCTTTGGAAATCATACATGAAAGTATTCTTAAAAACCCCGATAATCGCTGGTTCGTTACTGCATGCGTACACACAAGGGATTGCGTAACGGTGTACGATAAAATGGTACCGAGGTATCACGATAGAATACACGAAGGAATTAATACGATAAGCTGTCCAACCGTACTAACAATCAAGAATGAAAACCCAATGCTATTCGATGAGTCCCTGAATTGGCTGGTCGACGTAGAATATTACAAGCGATTGTACGATAATTACGGGCTTCCTATAGTGATAGACAGCGTCTGTGCTGTTAATAGAGATTCTGAGGTGAGAACAACTACAATGATAACTGAACAAGCAAAGGAGAGGGAGGTTGAAAGAATGAAAAAAAGCACAAAAATAAAATTGGAGGACGTTACGATAATAGGAGTGGCAGGTACAAAAGCCGTTGAAACTTTAAAGGCTATAAAATACAGTTGCAAAGGACTGGATTTTGCGGAAGCGAAGTTAATAACGCCAGAAGATTTGCAAGACGATTATGTTCAAATAATCAAGTGCGAACCATTAAATTATGAGCAGTACAATCACTTCATTGTGTACAGACTTCACGAGTACGTACAAACCAAACACTGTTTACTTGTACAGAACGATGGCTACGTAGTTAACCCGGGAATGTGGGATCCTGAATTTTTGGATTACGATTACATTGGGGCCCCATGGCACTTACCCAAAGACGATTTTTCTTTTAGGGACCCAGAGGGAAACATTTGCAGGGTGGGAAACGGAGGTTTCTCTTTGAGAAGCAAAAAATTATTGGAGCTGGCCACAAAAATTGATCTTGAGTGGAAGCCCTACTTTGGGTACTATCACGAGGACGGTTTTTTCTGTTGTCACAATAGAAAAGAGTACGAATCAAACGGATGTAAATTCGCTCCTGTAGAACTGGCAGCGAGGTTCAGTCACGAAACTCAGGTGCCAGAAACAGCAGGAATAGTGCCATTTGGTTTTCACGGTAGAAATCATCCGTATTATAATCCAACACAAAAAAACATGAAATGACAATAGAAGAACTTTTTAAAACACCCAGGATGGGACACGCCCCTCTGGAACCGCACAACAGCGTTGAGGGACTTTATCAACTGATAGACAGAAATTTTAAACCCTATTACAGAATGGTGGAAATCGGATCATTTCAAGGGGTTTCCACAATGTTATTTGCGATGTTCGTTGATACAGTGTACAGCGTAGATTGTTACGATTACGTTGTGCCGCAAACGGGAAGGATTCCCACCCACGATCAATTGTTTGTAGATGCAGAGAAACTTTTCTTGGAAAGAACTAAGGACATTAAAAATATTATTAAAATAAGGAAGAGCAGCGTAGAAGCTTCCAAGGATTTTAAGGACTTTTCTCTTGATGCAGCGTACATAGACGCAGAGCACGATCCCACCAGTGTGAGGTCGGACATCAATGCATGGAAAAATAAGGTCAGACCCGGTGGTACACTGTGCGGCCACGATTTTTACCTTCCTCACATATACACAATATTGTACGAAGAAAATTTGGTGAACGATTTGACAATATACCCGGACAGTTCTTGGTCAGTAACAATAAAATGAATAAAAAATGAAAGTATTAATAACTGGGGTCGCTGGACTGTTGGGTTCTAGACTCGCTGATTGGTTGGTAGAAAATAGACCAGAAATACAGATCGTAGGAATCGATGACCTTTCAGGGGGTTATATCGATAATGTGAACAAGAAAGTGCTATTCAGGAAAATAAATTTGTCGGATTCGGAATTGGATCCGGTATTTTTTGGAGTGGATTACGTTTTTCACTTTGCGGCTTACGCAGCAGAGGGTTTAAGCCCATTCATAAGAACGTACAACTACAATAACAATTTAGTGGCCACAGCAAAGGTGGTGAATAACTGCATAAAGTACGGTATTAAAAGATTAGTGTTTACATCTTCATTAGCGGTGTACGGCCACGGAGTCGGAAAGAGGTTTGACGAATCTCAAGTTCCCTCGCCCATCGACCCTTACGGTGTTGCAAAGTACGCGTGCGAAATGGACATACAAATAGCGGGAGAGCAACACGGGCTGGATTGGTGCATAATTCGGCCACACAATGTGTACGGAAAGAAACAAAACATTTGGGACAAGTACAGAAATGTACTTGGGATATGGATGCACCAACACTTAAACGGGCAACCACTTACTATATTCGGGGACGGTACCCAAACAAGGGCTTTCAGTTGCATAGACGACATAGTCGAACCACTTTGGAGGGCGGCCACAGAACCCAAAGCATCAAAACAAATAATAAATTTGGGTGGAATACGAGAATGTAGCATTAACGAAGCTGCGCACATTCTCAAAACTAGTGTAATAGGGGAGGAAGCGGAAATAGTTTACAAAGAGCAGAGGCACGAAGTCAAACATTCCATCCCGTCTTTTGCAAAATCAATAGACATTCTTGGATTTGAACACAAAACTGAACTGTATCCTGGTCTAAAGGACATGTGGGAATGGGCAAAATTGCAGCCGAATAGAAAACAGTTCGTTTGGCCAGAGTACGAAATAGAAAAAGGACTTTATTCTTTTTGGAAAAAATGATAATATGATAACCACTGAATTTTTTATGGGCCAGGGTTTCGGCAACCAATTAGCAGTGTACGTTACGACCCGAGCCACAGCCATGAGAAACGGTTACGATTTTGGTTTTACTGGACTGGAAAATTTTGGAGACAGAAGGTACAATAATAGAGGTGTGTACTTCATGGACGTTGACCTTGGAATTCCTGTAACGGGAATAACAGACACTTATGAAGAGAAAACAACTAGAATAAAGTTCAATCACTCACAACACGATTCTATTCACGGTTGTGATGTAAGATTATTGGACAGAAAATTGATGAACGTTTCCGATAACACAAAAATATTGGGAATTATGCAGGGAGAGGATTACTTTTGGGACTACAGGGAGCAAGTAAAGGATTGGTTAAAAGTGAAAGATGAGCACGATTGTAGGGATTTTGAAGATTATGACATCTGTGTATTGAACATCAGGGATTACGAGGGCGATAAAACTTTGTTTCTTCCAAGGGAATACTGGGTAAACGCAATATATAAAATGTTGAACATCAACCCGAACATGCAATTCTTGGTCATAACTGAAAATCCTGAAATGGCGAAGAGATTGCTTCCTGAATTATCGGAAAATGTGTATCACTTTGACATAGCAAAGGACTATTCGATAATTAAAAATGCAAAGTGGTTGGTGTTGTCAAATTCTAGTTTTGCCTACTTTCCAGCGTTTTGCGGTAATGCTAATTTAATCATCGCTCCAAAGTATTGGGCCCGCCATAACGTTAGCGATGGCTATTGGAGTTGCGGTTATAATATGTCTAGAAAGTTTACGTACATGGATCGATCTGGGAATTTACAAACGTACGATGAGTGCTTAAGAGAATTTGAACTTTACAAACAAAGAACTAACATTTATGGCTAAGATTTACGACGTATTCACATTTTACAACGAATTGGATCTTCTTGAGCTTAGGCTAGAAATGCTGAACGAATTCGTTGATAAATTTGTTTTAGTCGAGTGCGTGGAAACTTTTTCTGGAAAGAAAAAACCTCTGTATTTTGAGGAGAACAAGCGCATGTTTGACAAGTACTCTCACAAAATAATTCATCACATTACTTACGATCCTCCACAATCCTACGATGATTTGCGCAATAGGATCAAAGATCATGGAACAGATCCTCTAACAAAGCAAATTTGTTTACAAGCGCTAACCACATCGAACGTCCCCCCAGGTGAACTTCACTGGTTGAAGGAGTTCTACCAAAAAGAGAACATAAGAAGGGCTTTAGTGGGTTTGGAAGACGATGATTTGTGTTTCATCGGTGACATAGACGAATACTGGAACCCAGAAATTGATTACACTGTTTACGAGGACAGAGTATATAAATTAAAACAATTAGTGTATTCAGCATTCATGAACGTTAGATCAAACGAACCCTGGGCAGGGCCGCTCTTAACAAACTATAAGAACATAAAAAATGCTTGTTTAAATCACTTAAGAACTCCTTCGAAAACTGAATACACTTACGTTGAAAATGCCGGTTGGCACCTAACGTTCATGGGTGGCCCAGAAAGAATAAAATTAAAACTTGAAGCATACGGTCACCAGGAGTACAATAACGATTCAGTAAAGGGCATGGTTGAAAATAGACTCGTAGCAGGGCAGGACGTTTTGGGCAGGAACGAATTCAATTTTTGGATAGACGAATCCGAATTACCGAAATACATTTTAGACAACAAACAGAAATACAGTAAATTTTTTAAATAATGGCAATTACGTTTTGCATACCCTCAAAAAATAATCTGAGGTACTTGAAACCCTGCATCAAATCAATACAGGACAATTCGTATTTTAAGGACAACGAAATATTGGTGTACGTAGATCAAGATAATGATGGAACGATAGAGTGGTTAAATTCAGAGGGAATTAGGCACATTGACAACTGGATGAGTTTTCCACAGGGCATCGGTCACGCGTACGATACAATGTTTAAAGAAGCAAAGTACGATTACATAATAGCGTTTCACGCGGACATGATACTTGGCCCCCACGCGGATAGGCACATGATGATGTTAAAGAACGATAACAACGTTGTTTGCGCAACAAGGATCGAACCCCCTCTTCATCCACCTGGCCAAGAAAAAATAGTTATGGATTTTGGAATATGGCCGGAAGATTTAAAACTAGAAGAATTTAATAAGTTTGTACTGAACAACGGATCAGATAAAATAACGAATAGTATATTTGCTCCTTGGTTGATAAAAAAGGAACAACACTTGTGTCATGACCCAATATTTCTTTCGGTTTTTGAGGATGCCGATCTTTTTAGAAGAATGAAGTTGTGCGGTTACGAACTAATTCAATCGTGGTCTGCGATGGTGTATCACTTGACCTGTAGGGGAGGACAATTCGCAGACGCAAGGGTGTTGGAAGATTTCAATCATAAGGATCCGCAATGGATGACTAATAATATGATCTCCATGTATGAATACATCAGAAAGTGGGGTTCTTTCATAAAACACTCCGAAACGCTAGATCCAATACCAAACATTAAATACAATTTGGGGATAGAGGTTAAAAGGTGCGAAGAGCATCGCATACTCAATTTAATTGAACCTTACTTTGATCACATTAAAATTGATGTTGATCCTGAAGAGTATTGCAAGCAGATGCAGCAGTACACATCTTTTGATTTAAAAGATAAATTCGTTCAGAAACTGGATGACGACATTGTGCTCATTGCGAATTACAAGGACATAATAAATCCCGATAACTTTTTCCAACCGCTACTTGGAAAATTACAGGACATTATTCACGAGGAAGTGGAGGGCCCAGGAACTTACGAACTTTACCCGTTCTGGCTAAATGTTAAATCAAAAAAATCAAAACAACCAAAATTAAGATTATGTTAACTCAAGAGGACATTACGGTAATAATACCGTCTTACAATAATTTAAGGCATTTAAAGAATGTTTACGCTTCTTTATTGAGGCATGCCCCGATCTTTGCTTCCTCTGGATCCATTTTTATTTTATGAAATTAACTAAGATATATGTTAAACAAAGTCCACTAGGATTATTCTATTTAGGAAAAACTACTCTCAATAATCATGATAGTTATTTAGGATCCGGCAAATATTGGAAGCTACATATAAAAAAACATAATTTATGTCCTAAAGATATCAAGACATGGATATTACATGAAACAGAGGATAGAGATGATCTAATTAAAATAGGACTATATTATTCTAAAATATTTAACGTAGTTGATAGCGAAAATTGGGCAAATTTAAAAGAAGAAACAGGTGATGGAGGAATTACGGTAAAAGACCAATGGAAAGGAGAGAAAAATCATTTTTTTAATAAGGGATATAAACAATTAGGAGAAAAAAATCCTATGTATAAAAAAGGATACTTAATTTCAAGAGAAAAACATCCACTATATGGTAAAAAAAATCCAAAGTGGGGAGAAATTGCTAAAAGAAAAAGAAAACCCATAGATCAATTTGATTTATATGGTAATTTTATAAAAACATGGGAAGGTATGAGAGAAGCAGCAAGACATTTATGTATAAAGCATTCAACGATATCTGCTATATGTAGAAATAAAAAAGAATCAATAAACGGATATACTTTTAAATACAATAAATAAAAAATATGAATCAAAAAAATATTACTTTGGTAATACCTGGTTATAACAATTTAAGGCACTTAAAAAACTGTTATGCTTCTATAAAAAAACACGCTTCTGATATTAAATTAGTATTATTGGATGACGGAT